CCCTATTATATTGGGGTGTGCAAGTAGTGTGCTAGAATAAGTTTGCGCCTAGTGTCGCACACGAAAAGCGGGTGGTTCCCGTCTGGCGCGTCAATCTTAACCTGTAACCTCTTAACCAAAGGATTAAAGAATGAAACTTTCTGATTTTTATTTTGCCGATAAACACGCAGAAGGCCGCCGTATGCCCATTTTACTGCCGAGTGGTGAAGACTCCGGTGAATGGTTGCAGGTGATGGGGCCTGATTGTGACGTAGCGGTTCGCGCCGGGCGCGCCTTTGTATCGGCTAACTTCGCGTTGAAAGAGCAACTCGAAGAGCTTGATGCGAAATGCAAAGCAAAGAATGACTGGACCGAGTACAACGCAAAATATAACTGGATGGCGGAAGACCTAAACCGGCAACTGGCGGTTGAAGTTGTGACAGGCTGGTCCTTTGATGACGCGTTCTCTAAAGAGGCTCTGGCGGAACTACTCGGTCAGTACCGAGGGCTCGCGGAAGAAGTGGTTAAATACCACACCAAGCTCCGAGAAGAATTATCGGTAAAGTAGACGCGCTGTTGAAATATTTTTCGTGGCTCTATATCGAACGACAGAAGAAGCAGAAGTTTGATGATATATCTAAGGGCCACGAAGCGGCGTTAGTAGCGATGGGTATTATCGAAAAGGCGGAACGTAAGGAGCTAAAAGGCCCGGAGTGTCCGCCTGTTTTTTACCCGTTACTAGCTAAATACCGCGCCATTAAATTTCAACAGCGCGAAACAGCAGACCAGGTAGTTGTCTACCCGAGGGGGATGCTATCATGGGGTGACTTACAGGACTTCAAGGCAGCTACCGGGACAGACGTTAGTTTCTTTGAAGCGGATTTAATTATGGCGCTAGACGCCGTGTTCGAGGGCCGAGACGATGGCTGATACCGCATCGCTGGTGGCGAGAGTAACGGCGGAAGGCGCCGCTACTGCCGCCAAGCAATTAGATAACTTTGCCGCAAGTGCAACAAAGGCCGAAGCCGCTACCGATAAAATGACTCCAGCGGTTAAAGAAGCCGCGGCAACTACCCCTAAATTCGGAAGCGCAGTAACAAACGTTTCCTACCAGTTGCAGGACTTTATCGTCCAGGTAAGCAGCGGGCAGTCCGCTTTACTTGCATTTAGTCAACAAGCGCCACAATTGTTGTCCGGCTTCGGCGCACTTGGAGCTGTGCTTGGTATCACCGCGGCTGCTACCAGTGTGTTGTATAACGCTTTTGGCTCGACTAACGAAGCCACTAAAAACCTTGAGTCATCTACTAAGGCCCTTAACGCCGTTATCCAGACATCTAAAACCGGCGTCACGGAGTTATCTGACAGTTACATCCAACTGGCTACCGGCGTAGAAACGGCAACCGCGTCACAGGCACAACTTGAAGCGGGCATTGCTGGCGCGGAAAACACGATTGCGGCTATGAACGCTAAGCTGAAAGAGACGGCTGACATTAGTTATTTGATGTCTGGTTCTATCACTGGCGCTAATGATTCTCTGCAAAAAGGGCAAACCAACACATCCAGTTACACTGGATTCCTGTCGAGTCTGGCGGACCAGTTCGGTGTAACAAAACAGCAGGCGGAAGAGTTAATCCCGTTACTGGCGAGTGTAGCTGAGAAGCCTACACAAGATAACGTGCTGGCGCTTACCACTCGTATGGGCGAGCTTAGCTCGGCTACAGACAGCAAAGTTACCCCGGCGTTTCGTAATTTCCGCGCAGAGCTTCTCAACGCGATTGCTACACAAGACACTGCTAAAAAGTCGTTAGATATTCTCAAGGCGGCACAATTAGGCCAGGCAGAAGCAACTAACTCCAGCACCGAAGCAACTAAGCAGAACATCACTAAGATGATTGAGTATGCTCAGGCTCAGTTGCAGGGTGCTAAAGCTGTGCTCGCATTTAACGCTGCCCAGGACAAACAGCAATTTGCTCAGTCCGGTGCTACCGCAGAGCAGATAGCGCAGTACAACGAATTAATCAACAAGCAGTACGAGAAAGACGTTGCCAACTACGATGCTGCGCAGCAGAAGAAAGCAGAGGCCGAAGCTAAATCGGCAGCGGCCCGCGCTAAGTCCGAAGCCGACCGACAAGCCGCGCAGGAAAAACAGGCAGATGCTTTCCTAGCGTCGCTAGAGAGAGGGCAGAGCGACCAGCTAAAAGCTATAGACGCTGCGGAATCCCAAAAGCTACAGACACTTGATGATTATCGGGCTAAAGATTTAGTAAGCCAGCAGGAGTATGAGGCGGCTAGGCTACTTATCACTACTGACGCCGCCCGGGCACGACAGAAAGTAGAAGACAGCGTCACACAGAAGCAACAAAAAATAACAGCGTCTGTGGACCCGATAGCTAAGTTGCAACAGGAGCGTGAAGCTCGTCTTAAGGTGATTGATGAGTATGAGCAGCTTGAGACCGCCAATCATGAAACAGCGTTAGCCGCGCGACAAGCTGCGGAAAACACTTACAACGAGGGGCTGCGCGCCGCCGCTGAGGAGAACTTCCGCGCACAAAGTATGTGGAACGATATGCTGCTTGATGGGTTGGATGCGGTTGCCGGTGCGACTACGAACAGTATAGTCGGTCTTCTCAACGGCACCCAATCTGCGGAGGAGGCCGCTAAGAACCTTGGCAATGCGTTGCTGTCTTCTGTAGTAGGTAGCCTGGTAGAAATGGGTGCGCAGTACCTCACAAATATGATTATCGGTCAGACGGCTAACGCCGCTATGGTTGCTTCGTCCGTTGCATCAGGCACTGCCGTCGCCGCGGCATGGGCACCAGCCGCTGCTATGGCGTCTTTGGCATCCTTTGGGGCTAACGCCGCGCCGGCAGCAGCCGGTATTTCTTCGACCACAGCATTGGCTGCAGGATTAGCACTAACTGGCGTGCGTGAGCAAGGAGGCCAAATGAACGCTGGCGGCAGCTACCTGGTTGGGGAGCGTGGCCCTGAGATTATCAGGATGCCAGGGGCCGGGCGCGCGGTGAACGCAAGCCAAACACGGCAACAGTTAAATGGCAACAGTAGCAGAAATGGTGGCGATAACGTCACCATCGTCAACAACACCACCGGACGCGTTGATTCTGCCGTAACGGAACGTGATGACGAAGGTCGTTTACGTATTATAATCAGTGAAACAGTAGCGTCGCAGTTACAGGATAACAACTCACCGATTTCTAAAGCTCGCCGCGCTACCCGCGGTCAGCCTGGGTATTAAACTATGTCTTCTTTAAGATTCCCTATGTCCCTTCGTCCGATAGTGTCGAAGGGGTACTCCCAGACCAGAGGGGGTAATATCTGGCGCACCGAGGTTCAGGGCGGATTACCTCGTCAGGGGCGAGACACGTACTTTGAGCCGGTGCCGATTAGCGTGACGCTTGTCGTGTCTTCTCTCGGGCGTCAGGCGTTTTATAGCTTCCTGAACAACATCGACGGCGGGGCGTCCTCGTTTATCATGCCGCATGATACGGGTATGGGCATCGAGGACCACCAGGTACTTATCACGTCAACGATTAGTGACAGCACCGACGATGGCAAGAACTGGGTCATTACTTTCACCGCCACGGCAGAGCGCACAGCAATTCAGGAAGATACATGTCTTACGAAGAATCTGCCTGATTTGTTCGGCTGCTATGGGGATTGCTTAGGCGGATTCCTTAAAGCATACGGAACCGCGCAATCAACGTTTCCACGAATTTGGGACCCGATGCAATGAGCCAGGAATCAGTAGAAGCCGCATATCGCCGTAAACTGGCATCTAACCCGGACGGCGAACTGGATTACATTACTCTTGAAATAACGCACCCGCTTCTCTCGAAGCGGTGGTTACTCGTGCGTGGGACGTCTGACCTTACCGCCACTCTTGAAACTGGCGAAACTGTTACGTTCGAGGCCACGCCTATGGACGCCAAGAACGCCGCAAACAATAATGACATGGACCAGACGGCCTCGTTCTCACTGCCAGATGTTCTTAACATTCTCGATGAAGAGATGGACCGCATCCCGTATAGCAATACAGAGTTACCTAAATTCATATTCCGCCGTTATGTAAGCACGGACCTGTCGTACCCGTGCGATGGCCCGGTGATATACGAATTGCAGACGTTGACGCAAGAAAAAGGCGTGTTCACCGCCGAGACCGGAACGCCTATGCTCAACCAACGGCAGACAGGAATCCTGATGACGCCGGAAGAAATACCACTGTTGCGAGGGGTACTTTTGTCATGAGTATCACTGACTATACGGGCCTCCCTTATGACTTCCGTCGTTACAATTGTTGGCATCACGTACGCAGGGTGCGCGGCGATGTTGGCCTAGCTACCCCGACTTTCGACGTAACATCACCAACTGCGATAGCCTCGGCGTTTGATGCAGGACACTCCGACCCGAAAGGTCTGGAACGTGCCGCCAGTCCGCAGAATTATGATGCCGTGTTGCTTGGCACTTATCACAGGGGGCGTGTAGTGTGGCACGCAGGCGTGTATTATGACGGTATGGTAAGCCACTGTGAGTTAGCGTCCAGACAAGTGCGTCTCGACCGCCTGGACGATTTGCGCGACACATATCAGGAGATTGAATTTTGGCGATAGTCATCCACTACACCCGCAACGAAGACGGGACGTTCTCGCAAAAACGGCATAACGACTCGCCGCTGAATTTCGTCGTAAACCATATCCCTGATGGTGTACCGTTTCGCGTTTTCCTCGAAGAGATAGGAGAGGATAACGACGTAACAGAAGATTTCGACGCATTAAAACAGGATGCCGTTTTCCACATCCTGGAGGGGGCTGGGGGCGGCGCTATCAAGGGTGTGATGAAAGTGTTCAGTATAATCCTTAAACCGCTGGCTAAATTACTCACACCGTCAACAAAGGGCGCGTCTAACAATCTCGCTAACCAGCAAGCGGACTCGCCGAATAACAGCCTGACAGACCGAAATAACAAGGCCCGACCATACGAGCGAACTTATGACATCTGCGGCCGGGTGCAGACGATACCTAATAACCTTATGACCACCTATAAGGTTTTCGATAATGCAGGACGTATCATCGAGTACGGCTACTATGACGCCGGGCGTGGGTATCTTGACGTTAAAGCAGAAGACATCACCGACGGTGACACCAAAGTCCAGGAGATAACCGGAACTTCTGTAGCGGTGTATGCCCCGTACACATCACCCAATAACACAAGCTCTCCGCAACTTCTTGTTGGCGAACCTATCGACCAAAAGTTGTATATCACCATCGCATCTAATGAAGTAGACGGTGCGGTACTGAAAGCTCAAAACGGCATAAGAGTAAACCCAAGCGATACCGGAGAGATATCACTGCAAGGGACAACAGGCATTGTACGTGATGCAACCGGGGATTCCGCGTTTACAGAAATTCTGTCAGTTGGCGATGTGGCCGTTTTCAATCTCATTCTGGTAAAAGATGTTGCCAACGTAAGCGGCAATTATACAGTTACTTACGTCGATGATTTCGAGGTTAGAGTCGCTGTAGGGGGTATGCTCACCGAATGGCAGAAGTTGCCGTCTGGTTTTACCCAGCTGACACAGGGCAATGAGGCGTGGATTTCACCCTCAAACACATATGATAAGTCATTGACGGACTGGACGACGCTAAACCGTCTGCCGGTAGAGCGCATCGTTGCTAATATCGCCGCCGCTAATGGCATGTATAAAGACAATGGCAGTAAACTAAGGGCCTCTGTCACCGTCGAGTTGCAGTACCAGTTACTAGATGCAACCGGAACGCCTTACGGGCCTGTATATAGTAAGCAGGGCACCATCTCAGGGCGCTCTTCTGATTACACCGGTGTGACAATCTACGCGGACCTGCCATCGGCGTCTAATGTTCGTGTACGGGCGCGCAGGGTGACAAATCTTGACCTTGCTTTCGAGGGTACAGTCGTAGACGAGGTTTCGTATATAAACCTGTACGGGCAAATACGCGACACCACACCTAACTACGGCAACAGAACCACCGTACATTCCGCGCGTAAACAGACGCCCAGGGCCGCAGAGGTTAAACAGCCACAATTGCGAATGGTGGTAACTGAGATGGCGTACAAGTACCTCGGTAACGGTGTTTTTGACTCTGTAAGAACGCCAAACACGCAAGCGGTACAGTCGCTGATTCGTCTCGCCCGTGACCCGGATGTCGGCGCGTTGAATCTGACAACGGCGAATATGGATAAACTGTTAGCAGTACAGAGCGAAATTGAGAGTTATTTCGGTAGTGCATCCGCAGGAGAATTTTGCTATACGTTTGATGATTACAAAACTACGATGCAGGACATAGTAACTACGATAGCGGAAGCAATTTTCTGTACCCCATATCGAAGAGGTGCAGATATTCTTCTGGACTTTGAACGCCCGCGGATTGGCCCCGAGATGGTATTCACCCATCGCAGCAAAACTACCGCTACGGAGAAGTGGACGCGCACGTTTAACGACGCTCAGGTATACGACAGCCTTAAGTTTTCCTACATCGACCCAGATACTAACGTCAAAGAGACTATTAGCATTCCAGCTGAAGGTGGTGTTAATACCGAAACGTATGACTCCAAAGGTATACGTAATTATCGTCAGGCGTACTGGGCGGCGTACCGTCGGTATCAGAAGAACCTGTTGAAGAAAGTCACGGTATCCTTTACGGCGACAGAAGAAGGGATTTTTGCGATGCCCGGGCGCGCGGTAAGTGTGGTGAAAGGTTCTCGCATGGCCCCTCAGGATGGCTATATAATCGCCGTTAACGGCCTGACGCTTACGCTATCGCAACCAGTTACATTTACCCACGGAGATGACCATTCACTCATCCTTAAGAAGCGTGATGGCGGTGTTCAGAGTGTTGCAGTTGTGCCAGGAAGTCACGACCGTGAAGTGATTATGTTATCCGCGCCGCAGGAGGCAATTTACACAGGGAATAGCGCACTAAAAACTGAGTTTTCATTCGGCAACGAAGCAAGGCATAATGCTCAGATGATTCTTGTTTCTACAGTTGACCCGGCAGACGACAGAACAGTTAAGATTACCGGGATTAACTATGAAGCAGATTTCTATAAATACGACGGCGTCGCACCTTTCGGTAGCGGTTTCTCCGACGGATTCAGCAACGGTTTTAGTTAAAGAGGACTCTATATGTCAAGCGGATGCGGTGACGTTTTAAGCCTGGCGGATTTACAGACCGCCAAGAAACACCAGATTTTCGAAGCTGAAGTCATCACTGGTAAATCCGGTGGTGTTGCAGGTGGTGCGGATATTGATTATGCAACTAACCAGGTTACCGGGCAGACGCAGAAGACCCTCCCAGCTGTTCTTCGCGATGCCGGGTTTTCTCCTGTGTCGTGGGATTTCTCAACAGGCGGCACACTGACTGCCGCCGACCGTGGCAAAGTTGTCTATGACCCCGTAAGTAAAACGTGGTATTCGTACGCAGGTACGTTGCCTGTTGTGGTTCCTGCATCCTTTAACCCGGTTGGTAACGCGGACTGGAAGCCTCAGACTGACCCAAAATTGCGTACTGATTTGGCTAACACATCGAATGAAGCCTTGGGTGACGCATTAATTGGAACAAAGCAGCCTTTCACAAACTCATCTTCTCGCACTCAGCACGATAAAAACCTTGATAGAGTTAGTATTCTTGATTTTTTAGGGGCAAAAGGTGATGGAGTTACTGACTGCACGGCAGCAATACAGGCCGCAGCCAATTATTCAAAAGCCTCCGGTAAGGCGATATATTTCCCGGCTGGAAACTATCTGATTAAAAACTCAATTAGCATTCCAGTTGGCGATCATTACAGTAAGAACGGTGTTGTTTTTATCGGTGATGGGAAAGGTTCTACGCGTATTACCAAGGATACTGTTGGAACCATCAACGCAACATATAACGCTATCTTCTTGGTTGATGAGGGTTACAACTTCACGCTCAAAGGAATCTTGTTATATGACCAGACAGATGAATCTTTCGGCGTAGTTTTCACTAGCTGGTTTAGCGGATTCTATGCAGATGATTTCTATACTTTCGTAACCCATACCGGGATTTTGTGCGTTGGCGACTTTTTTATAAACAGCATTACGAATGGGATGCTTGATGGGGGACAAAATGGTTTCTATATGGCTAAATCAGGCACCACAAACCAATTTGACGGTCTATTTGCCGCAGGGCAATCCGGATACGGCTTCCAGTTAACTGGTGGATACTCCCGGGTCGGTGCGCTTGCGTGTGACAGCTGTAAAGGCACTCCGTACCATTTCAAAGGATTCATCGGCTCTGTCGGCAGCCTCGGCGCAGAAAATCCAGATGATTATCGTCAGGATGGTATCGTTAAATTGTCTGTGGCATCCCAGGTAGTAATCGACAAAGTATATACCGTTGCCATTCACCTGAAAGACACCGCTTCATTTATATCTCTTGCTGGTGACTGTACTCTTACGCTTAACGAGCTGATTATTTCTGGCGGGCAGTCTACCGGGTACTTATACGACGTTATCGCCAACTCGTACTTGACGCTGGGCGTAAAGATGCCGGATGGCTTTACTTTGAAGGGTAACAGGTCAGAGGGCGTTGTTTTTACCGGGCGATTTGGGGACGATGTTCGACATTTCAAAAACAGTAACATGGACGTATCATGGCTTGGCCGTTATGACCTTTATGGTAAATCATACTCAGCTGCATTTCCTAAGGCTATCCACTTAAATAGTTATGGTCAGCCACGCAGGGCCGGTGCTGACGGTTCTGTTAACAATGACTATGCAGTTAGACCTAATCGTGGTGACATATTTCTGGAGAATAACCCAGCAGTTAATCCGTCTGCTGGTTACATAATTCTTAACCCTGGCTCAGGGTCTTTGATGGATGCAACATATGCGAGCATTCCTATCCGTATAGGTGGAACGACAGCACAGAGACCAGTAAAACCGCCACAGACCACAATGTATTTCGATATGACACTTGGGAAGCCAGTCTGGTATTACGGAACTGGCTGGGTTGATGCTACTGGAGCTACGGTATAATGTAAGGCCCCTCACGGGGCCTTTTCTCTACTCTTCTGATAACTTCTCCAGTACAAACGCCAGTTGCGCATTAGCGGCGTCTCTTTGCTGCCGTAGTCGTAGAACCTCCTCTTCGAGTTCCTTGATACGTTTTTGCAATGCCGGAATCGGGGCTGTGATGTTCATTTCTTACTCCTACGTTTCATATACTCAAGGAGGATATCCTGCACCTGTTTTTTCTCGTCGGTGCGTGAAGTGACAACAGAATCTAACGTATCTTTAGCAATAATCTTGTAGATAAAAACGGGGCGATTGTGCCCAGATTGCTTTTGTCGTGTTGGACCTATGCGCTCTATAACCTGCAAATAGTGCTCAAGGTTCCATCCCTGACTGAAAAAAGCCATATGATGGCCGCCGTCTTGTAGCGATATACCATGCCCGGCTGACGCAGGATGCACGCATAATATTTCGATTTCACCGCGGTTCCACGCTTCCATCTGCTTATTACCCTTCGCACCTTTGGCAAACGCCTGGGCCTGCGGGAATCGCTTAAGGATGCGCTCCAGTTCGTGCTTAAACTGATAGGCCACCAGTAACGGCGCTCCCTGTAACTCCTCGACAATGGACTCCAGAGCATCCAGTTTCGTGTCGTGTACTTTCTCCCAGTCTTTCGTTGCTTCTCCGTCTGGCCCTGACACATACACGGCACCAGATGCAATCTGCAAACACTTCGACGTCTTCGCTGCCGCGTTAGCCGCTTCAACTTCCCCGCTTTCCAGTTCTGCGAATAATTTCTCCTCCATATCGATGTACGCCTGACGTGCTTTCTTAGGCAGGTCGATTTCAACCGGCACGATAATAGGCGCCTCGCAACCGAACCACTCGGCGGCGTCAATCGTGAGACTAACGTCCTTCATCTTCTGGTGGATTTCAGTATCCGCACCCGGGCGCGCATGATATTCACGCGCCATCGCCGACTTACCTTTCTGTACCGAGTTAAACCAGCGGTCTGTGAATGCCGTGTACGATGAACCGAGGCGCTCGCCCGCGTCGATAAACCAGTTCTGACCCCACAGGTCTTTGAGGCCGTTGGGTGATGGTGTGCCTGTCAGGTTAATGAACCGCTTAACTTTACCAAATGCCACTTTGCTAAGCGCCTTTGCCCGCTTGCTTCCACCAGAACGGCTGCGGAATGACTTAAGCTTCGTGCTTTCATCGGCAACGATAACGGTAAAAGGCCAGTCATCTTTGCCGTAGTAGTCAATCAGCCATTCAATAACTTCGTAGTTTGTGCACACCACGTTAGCGTCAGACTCCAGCGCCGCGATGCGGCGCTTCTCTGAACCGGTCGCATCAACGACACGAAGACAAGGAAATTGCCATTTCTCTTGTTCTGCTGGCCATGTGCCAGACGCAACACGCAACGGGGCGAGAATTAACACGCGGTCGTCATCATTAAGTTGGCCGTTGCGGAACAGTCTGTTTAGAACCCACATTGTCGCGGAACTTTTGCCCGCGCCCATCGAAGCCCAAATATTACAGCGCGGATGTCGCAGCATGAACGAAGTCATGAGCTTCTGGTACTCGCGCCTTTGAAACTTAGACATGATTGGCCTCGTAAACTGCTTTTGCGAAACCTCGTGGGGTGAGGCTGCGGATTGTCTTTGTTCTGGCGCTCTTTCCGCCGAGTTTAGCCCAACCAGGGTTATCCCCGCTATCAGCGGCAACTACAGCAACGTCGGGCATAACAAACCCATTGCCTACCCATAGGCACGTCTTTTTAACATAGGCATCCCGCGCTGGGATAACATCCGGAAACATTGGATGCGTGTCGTCTTCCGGTAGATAGCCGCCGTATTCGTGCGGGTTGAACACATAATCAGGCTTACGCCATAAAGATGAAAGAACACTAACCGGGTTCTCAATCATATAGGGTACGTTATACTTTTTAGCCAGACGTGCCGCCACTTTGCATGTAATCACGGCCTCTACCTGAAACGTCGGGTTATTCTTGCGCTTAGCTTCGAAATGGCGCGACCCACTAACGGCTAAATCCGTGCATGGGGGGAACGAAAAAATAATATCTGGCGCAACCTCGAAGTCGAATTTATTATCAATCCACGCGTTTATATAGTGGATGTTCTCGTGTTCAACCCTCGCGCCCAATCGTGCGTAGTCTCCGTGGTCCGCGCCATCATAGTTGAAACAATAGCAAGTATGGCCTGCTTCTGCCCACGGCCGGGCCATAAGGCCCGAACCGTCAAACAATGACCAGACAATCATTTAGCCACCAGAACTAACTCTTTACGCCCGAACGCCGTAACGTTACCGGTTACATCTTCGATAACCAGTTTACCGTTCGACTCGACGTACACCGTATCAACGGCAACAGGACGACGGGTCTTAACGTTGAAAATCATGTCGCCAGGTACGATGTCACGTGCTGGTTTACGGTCATATTCGTATTTCATTTCTCAATTCCTTATAGTTAAGGCCCCGAAGGGCCTGTATTAGTTAGATAATTCGGCTTGAACTTGCTTAATAAGTTCTCTAGCCGTTGTGAAGTCTACAGACAGACACTTAGCGACGTCTTCGGTCAGCACTTTGCAGCCAACTGACCCGAAACCGAGAATACGGTTTACCTCAGAAACCTTCATGGACCATGAGTAATTAGCCGACGCGCCAGTGTATTTACCGATTCGAACAGATGAATCGATTGAACCCATAATCATGGTGTTTACTGACAGTTGAAGTTCGATAGCCATTTTTATAATTCCTTATATTGTTGGGGTATGTGCTTACTATAATAGCTCGCTATTAGGGTGTCAACCTGTTTAACCGAACCAACGACAAAAACATTCGCGCCACGTTTTCGGAATCTTTCATGTTCACGTAACTGGTGCGGGTCTGGCTTCGTGTTTTCGTCTTTCTTCACCTCGACGAACCAGACGATGCCGCCAGGGAGAATTACCAGCAGGTCGGGAGCGCCGGAACGTCCTTCGTAAGACAGCTTACGAACGAGGCCCCCCAGGGCCTCGAATCGCTCTTTTGCGTATTTCTGTATTTTGCCCTCAGGCGTACTCATCTATACACCCCTCGCGTTTCGTATGTTCAATACCGCAGCGCGGACAGATTCGGCGGTCTTCTTCATAGAACCAGTAGATTTTCATTCCAGCACCCATAGATAAATTGCGATGAACATGCTCAATATGGCAACCATCATGCCGTATTGCCCCTCGTGACAGTAGACACCGGCGGCGAATCCCGCCAGTACCGCGATAATCAGTTTACTTGGCATAACGTTTTAACTCCTGACCTTCTGCTACAAGAGGAAACCCCTCGGCCCATTCCGGTAATTCACACATCAACCGCTCGAGTTCAGCGACATTGTATTCCGGCGCATCTGGAGTTTCGCACACCAGTTCATCGTGTACCGAGAGTACGATAGGATACCCACCACGCTCAACGTTAATCATCGCATAGGCAAGTAAATCACGGCACAGCGCCTGAACAATGTTTTCGCAGGCCTTGCCGCCGTGTGTGTACAGGGTAGTCCATTGGCGGGTTAACTGGTTTTCGCCTTGATACTTGATTCGCACATTCGTGTTTACCCGTCCGTCTTCATCTGTTTCCTTTGTCACACTAACCCCGATTCCCGGATAGGAAAGGATACGACCTGACGGCAACTCCATACACAACCACCAACCCGGAACCTTCCTGCCGGATGAATCAAATTCTACAGTGCGCCATATGCGGATAGCCCTTTCCCCGTTCCTGCGCAAGTGCGCTCCCGCCCAAAATTCACGACCAGGGTTACGAACAGCGGCTAAAATTCCGTCTTTAAGGTCGCGCCAGAAAGCTACTGTTTCCGGGTGTGACTCGCGCCACATACGCTTGATCGCGTCGCATGTGCGCCACACTTTCTTGTCCAGAATATACGACGGTCGGTCGTCCTTTTCGCCCGGATGCGGCGGTCGCTTTGCTTCCTGGATACGCGCCCACTCATAACCGCGTGCGGTAGCTGCCCATATGTGGTCAGGGAATGTACCGTCCATTGTTTTAGCCATCTCAATAAGGTCGAGGCCTAAGTTTTTGGCGAACGTAACGAACGCTCCGACACCCCCCTCATAGCCTAGGCCAAGCTCGCAGTTATGCGCCACAAGAAAGCCAGAGTCTGAGGCTATAAGAAAACGGTTGCCGTCTTCCACATCAATCAGGTCGTACACCGGCTCGCAGTAGGTTAATTTCCCGCTCAAGTTCAGCAATGCGGGCAACGGCTGCATCGTACTTTCGTTGAAGCTCGGGTATTTGCCGTCTGTTTCGGCAGTTTTCAGAACGGCTGACAAACCGAATGTTTCCAGGTTCGTAGTTACCGTCTGTGTCGATTCTATCCATTTCGAGGTTCGGGTCATCCCAGCCTTCCAGAGTTTGAACATATCTAAGAAAAGACCTTTTATCAGTCCTCCACTGGTCGAATACCGTGATGCCTCTTGCCCCGTAGTTTTTATAACCCTTATCCCTGGGGCTTGTTGTTCGCGTGATCGCCGCTGACAGCCGGTTGAGTAATCGCGTTCTGTGCGCATCATCCGGCATTGCGTCTTCGTAGCAGAAATACTGTTTACGATATTTTTTTGTTGCTTCAAGGGCGCAGCGGTTGCATTGAGTGGTTTTACCAGCTCTGACGTTGTCATAATAGACCCGCCCCGGCATCTCTCCGCAATCACATTGGACGAGTAGTTGTCTTTGGCCTTGTCGTTTTGGTAACTCGCGCAGGATAACCAAGCGTCCATACCTCTCTCCAGGGCGAGGCCCATCATATATCTGTTTGAAGCGAGTTGCTTTGCCTGCTTCCAGGAATGCGCCAAGATTTTGTGGTCTTCGGTCATTAGCACCCCGTCCACATTTATTACCGGTTTCCACCCCATAAGGTGCGCGCCTTTTGTATTCACCCATTTTTCACCGCTCCATACTTTATCTGTTGATGTAACCGCCATAATATCCTTAAATCCGCCATTGGTCAAAACTTGGGTATGGCGGTGAAGGCAGGCCTTACCAATCTGGCGTAAATCTTTACGTTCCTTCTTAATGTCGTCTGGGTCCATTCCGAACATCTTGCCCGCGGTTACACAATAAATGTCCAGTCCGGCACGGAACGTATCGAGCGCGGTTTCTTCACCTGCCAGCCACGCAAGTCCGCGGCCTTCAACGTTAGAGTAATCGGCAACAACAAACTTATGTCCTGCTTCCGGTATGATGCAGCTGCGAACCGTCGATGCCGTTAGCTTGGCTACGTCAAATCGGCGGTGAGCACGACCCTTAAGTAACGCTGAAATGCCTTTATCCAGTTCATCATCATGATAGTACCCGCGGGCCAAGTTCTGCGGCTGGAAGCCTTTACCTGCCCATCGCAGAGTACGTTTTGCCCCACCGTACTGCAGGCAACCGCGACGGCGGTCGTCCGACGAGCGGCCTAACAGCAATGGGTTGTATTTCGTGGACGCTGTTGACGCGGCACCGAGGCGCATTTCGATAATCGTACGGGCATCGTCCGGTAAATCATCGTCCGCCAACAGGTCATTCAGCGTCGACTTCTGTGCGTTGTGGATGCGGTGTGCGGGGGCAAGTTCACGCAGAATAGGTAGAAAGTCTTTACCAGTAAGTGAGCCGCCGTATTTGCGTTGGGCTTCTTCCTGTAACTGCGCTTTGTGTTTCTCCACAGCTTCAATCGCGGCTTCCGCCAGTGCAACGTCAACCTTAAACCCACGGTCATTGATTAACTGGTCCAGCTCCAGTACACGGTCCTCGAACTCTGAGTTACCCCACCGCGGCAGTTTATGGAAGACTTCACGCATCGCAGTGATGTCGCTCACGGCGTACTTGATGAACAGTGCCCACTCGTCCGGGTGTGTTTCGGCGGTGTAACGGCGGATTTTGTAGTTCTTCGGCGTCGGTTTAGAAAAACGCTTAATCAGCGCCTTGCCGCGTTTATCTTTCGCGTTGTCCGCGGATACACCCAGCACTTCACATAGCGCATCAAGCGAACCTGGTAGCGCGTGACGAAACGCCCAAATCATCGTATCAATGGTGTTGCTTACAGGAATGTCAAAGCCCCAGCAGTGCTTCATGATGAGCCTGTCGAACATTGAGCCGTTGTGCCACACCATCTTGATGCGGCTGTTTGGCTTAACCAGGCGGCGCAAGGCGCGATGCAAATCCCCCGGCATGTCGCTGCCGTCGGTGCAGTCCCATACCTGCACAGGCTCGTCGTCAAAAGCATAGGTACAGATAAGCACTTCTGTAGTCGGATGCTCGGCGTAAGCGTAGGAGCCGACTTTCTTTAAATTGGCTTCGGAGAATGTTTCAAAGTCTAAGAACAGGTAACTCATTATTTTCGACCCTTAGTAAAAAGGCCCAATGAAGGGCCTTAGTTAAATTGATTCAGTTATCAACGGCGACGACGTTCGCGGCGAGGTGCTTCATCTTCTTCTTCGTCTTCGTCTTCCAGGTCGTCGGTGCTTGCTACTACACTGGAACCCCCGAAGCGTTTACCTTCGCCCGCATACTTGATGCCGAGGATGGTAGCGCACAAGTTTTTCCATTCTTTGTGCCACCATAGCTCTACAGATACGTTTGCTACACACCCGCTGTATACCTGCTCGCCTTCTACTTCCTGCCCGTCGATGTTGAAATCAGGCTCGGTTTGTTTTTCGCCTTTAGCTGAGGTCATAATTACAGGTTGGCGGTTGTTAGTAGCGCGGAAATACAGACCTTCTTCAAAATCTTCAATCGGATTGTCACGCATTGCCAGGTCACGGACGCAGCATTTGTCTGCGTGGTGGTCTACGCCGTAGTTGGCCTTCATCCATTTTTCAGCAGCAGCTGTCCCGATTGCCTCTGTTACAACTTCCAGAGCGGTGTCGTAAAGCGCGTCGATTTGAGGGTGGTCAGGCTGCATAAGAACCGTAACCTGATATTTGCCCTTAATCAGTTTACCTGTTTTCTTGTCCTCAGAGTCGGCAGCACGTTCAAATACGTTAACCCATGCAGTGTTTACTTTACGCAGATTCAGTTTCAGTCCCACAGTTCAGCCCTCATTAAGTTTAGATTTTAAGTTTACTCCGGGAACCGCCCGGCCAGTGATTTAACTATAATAGCTCGCTATTCGGTAGTCAACACTTTATTCTAAATCTTCTTCACTAACCTGATTCCACTCAGGACGTTTGTCGTCTGCCGTTGCTACGCATGGCGCGCCCGGCTTACGGGTAATAAAGTCTTTCAGTTCTTCTTCCGGTATGACTTTAATAGCTTCGGTCGGTGTCATCAGCACTTCTTTAGTCAGCTTATCGCCGTAGAGTTCTGTTACTTTCTCCGTGTCTTTCCACGCACGGTTGCCCATTTTACCTTCAACCAGCTTGTACCCAGGAACTTTCTTACCAGAATGCAACGCGGCGGCCATAGCTTTCTCAACCTTGTCGATGTGCTGGCGCAACAACGGCAACTTCTCATACTCAGCGACGAGTTGCTCCGGCGTAAGTTCAAGCGCGAAGTCGTCTTCAAGTTCTTCCGCCAGTACAGAATTAACGGTTCTTGTACGCGCGGCGCACTGTTCTGAGAACCGGCACCACTGACAACCATCGACAGACGGCTTGAAGTCCGACGCTTTCAGGTTCTTCTTGCCGCGGGAATAAGCATCAAGGGCCAACAGCGCCCGTTTCTGCGCGAACTTAGCGAACAGTTCCAGACCTTCGACCGAGATGTCCCACTCCGACGCGCCGCCAGCGTACGGCTGGAAGATTACCAGACGAACAACTTTGATGTTATAACGTCTCTTGAGTCGGCGATAAACACCGAGAGCGTAAAGCATAAGCTGCTTGTTTTCTTTCGCTTCAACACGATGCCGTCCTGTTTTCAGGTCGCCGATAATGAGCATGTGCTCGTCGGTGTTAGCCTGTTCCTGAACGGCAACAAGGTCAGCAGTCCCGAACGTCTCGACGCCTTCGTAACCCGGATGCAATACCTCAGTAAGATTGACGCGCATCTCGAGCTTGGAATAAGTCGCGACATCGATAATCGGTTTGCAGTAGTCGGTGTACTTTCGCACCTGCTCAATCATGTCGGCCGTAATCAGTACCGCGCCTTTCATCGGGCTGATTAGCGCCTTAATCTGGCCTTTACCCTCATCCAGCACGTAAGCACCGACTTCACGCTCTAACGGCAACGCGGTTCCTCGAATATAGGCGTTGAGATGGACCTCAGCTATGGTGTGGCACGCGGTCCCCGTAACAGCAGCTTTACCTGACGTGTTAGGAATATCTTTTTCACAGGCCAGTGATGCACTGCACGTCAGCCACTTTTTAGCGCCTGACGGCGACAGTAAGGCGTGCACATCATTATTGCCGCCACGTTCCTTTAAAATCATACCCTGCTCTCCCACTGGTCAATTAAATGTCGTGTCTTATGGTCACAATGCATAGCCCAGCCATACATAGACTCGAAGACATAAAAGTCAGGTTTGGCGAAAGTCGTGCGCTTAATCTGTGACACGTGACGGCCTATATCTTTAGGCCGCGGTACTTTGCCTAAGTACGCCATCTCTTCCATCAGGTGCGCACCGGACGGCGCACGTAACAGCCATAGCGCCTCCGTGTTATCCCGCCTGTCAACGGCGCGGTAGAGTTGGTAAATCATATTTCCGACCCTCAGTTAAAGCGGCCCGAAGGCCGCCTATAGTTATTCTTCTTCGAAATACTTGTTCTTGATTGCCGTCAGGCGTTCCAGGTACTCGGCCAGGTCTTCGTCTTTAATCGCGGTAATCTTCATCTTCTTACCGGTGAACTCTTCCAGCAGTTCGTCGGAATCATCACACGCGGCATCGCTAGGACCTTCGTTAATCGCATCGTCGATAGCCTGAATCTGGCCACGAAGAGACTTGTAATCGACTTCTTCTTTCTCTTCTTCCGGCTCTGGCGTCGGTTCCTCTACTTTAGCTTTACGCGGCTTGCGTTTTGGCTTCTCTTCTTCCGCCGGTTTGGTGTCAACGATGTCTTCACCTTCGACCGGGATTTCTTTTGTTGTCTCGATTGTTGCGGTTTGTTCAACGACCCCGGCGACTAATGCAGTTTTTGCAACATTAACTTGTTTTGCACTGTTCGCAGCAATCAGTTCATGTGCAACTACGAAACGTTCCAGTAATTTTAAAAATTGTTCTAACATTTGTTTCTCTCCTCTCGTTTGGTATGGGCTAACTATAATAGCTAACTATTCAGGTTGTCAATGGGCTTTCCTAAAATAATTAATATGGTACTATTCACATATCAACTGACTAAGGAGTAATTGACATGCAACCATCTGAACTAGGCATCCGTGTAGAGCAACGCCGCAAAGAACTCGGCATCTCTCAACGCCGTCTGGCGGTCCTGGCTGGCGTTTCCCAGGGCGCGATTAATCAGCTGGCGCTCGGTGTAACTCAGGACGTACGCCCGGCAACACTGTTCAAGCTGGCGGAAGTGCTGGAAGTAGACGCCAAGTGGCTGGCGTTCGGTGAAGGGGCTTAAGCCCCTTTCTTTTTACCTATTCTAAATCCTCCTCTGTCACCACCAGCATTTCATTCGGCTCATATATCGTCTTTGGTCTTAATCTGTCACCCATCTTTTCCGGTATCCGGTAGGTGCCCGGTATAACTTCACCGTTAACATCGCACCCTAACATCAACTCACCGTCTTTCAGCATCTTCTCGAGATGATGGTTGGTTATGGCGTGGTCGCCCGAATTCGCCACTATCTGCCGTTGTGTAAAACCTCGTCCGGTGTCGTCTGACTGTTGCAGGTCCTCCAGCGCGGCAAGTATTGATTCCTTACGCCCTTCATCCTTTCCACGTTTTACAGCGTTCTTTACGTTTTCTTTACCTTCTTTCGTCAGCCCTTCTTCCCGCTCTTTCTCCTCGTCAGTTTTGAACGGCTCGAAACCCCACGGCATCAGCACAAGCGCCTTGTGCGGCTCAGGCAGGTCCAGGTTTACGATTGTGCCGTATTCCTCTGTGCTACCCAGGAACTCAACCGCACGGTACTCTTTCGGCGGTGGTGCTTCACGGAACTGTACCGACTCCAGCACCATGCCAACCGTCTTCTGTTGAGGCCCGTGCTTAAATTTAGAGTGGTATACGTTTATCTGACGGTCGGTAGCGCGTTCAATTGTCAGTTCCACGTCAACGCCCGCATACAGCGCGCCGCTGCCACGGGCTTTCTTTCCGCCCTTCGGTGTGTGGTGAACAACACCTACCGCGGCTTTAGTCGCATCACGCACTTCTTTCAGGATGGCGATAACTTTACCCATACCGATTGCCGTTGATGAACTGTTCTCGTCAAACTTATCAATCGTCAGGGCCAGGGTCTGGTTGAGGGTGTCAAACGCGACCATGCCGATAGGTTCATCGCCAGCGGTTTCACGCATTAACTTAATCAGGTTTTTCAGTTTTCCGACTTCGCCCATGTCGATGACATGTACATAATCTTTACCTTCCTCTCCGTATTTAGCCGCGAGTGCATCAATACGTGTGCGGGTAGCCGCGCCACCCTCACCGTCGATATAGAAATGGTGACAGCGCTGGGTATCCGCCCCTGCGAAGCGATAGCCAGCGGCGCTAAGGTACATCACCCCCAGCGTATAGAATGATTTGTACGTGCCAGATTCTCCGACGATATCCCAGATACAATCCGACGGCATGTACCCTTCTACGACGAAATCAGCCTTTACCGGTTCTGGTAATTCGTCCTCCTCGAAGTCCTCGTCGTCTTCCAGGTCGTCCAGGCTGCATGAAACGGATTCACGCGCACCCCATCCGATAGCCTCAGCCACTTCACTAAACGGCAGCCCGGTCGCGTCGCACGCATACTTCCACACCTCTTTCGGTGACATGCCTTCGGTTGCCGTAATGTCGGTGTCGTGAATCATGGTTACGTTCGGTGCTTCGTAGCCCTCTCGCGGGAAACACAGCAGGAAGTCGTCCGGCCGCGGTGTCGGGTCGCTGTAGTTTTCCGCATGTTCTGGTGTGGCGGGCATCTTAAGGCCGCGAGGTGTCATGACACCGCCGTACTCAAAAGCCAGTGCCTCGAACGCGTCTGTAAACGCGGTGCGCAGTTCTTCCGGTATCTGGTAATCCGATGCGCTGCTCACCTCGTAATCCGGGATGCCTTCCAGTAACTCATCCGGGTCAATCAGGTCGTTGCGACGCGACCAGATAACCTGAGAGCCAACCGGCGGCAGGTACATCGGTTGGGACAGAGTAAACCCGCTGCGGTCAGCGCCCATGCCTTTGAAGAAGTGCTCCAGCAATCCATGACGAACACGGATGATGTCGCCACCCTCAACAGGACTGGCCAGCGGCATGACGACACGAAAGCGCGGAGACTCATCGGTATGGGATGCCGTGGTATATAGGCACATCGCCTGGCGGCTGCGCTTAACCAGGCGCACAGCTTCCTGATACTCTTCCGGCGTTGCACTGTCGAAGTCCAGATACGCCAGCGACGATTTGCTTACAGACGCATCACAGCGATAGAAGAAGCCTTTACGCGCTTGCTTAAAGTCGCCGGTTTCCAGGTCTTTTACGGTGCTGTGAGTAGAGTCGCACGCGGCGGTGATATATCCCGGCGCGGTCTTCGGGTTAATCCCGTCTCGGACAGAATCGAGCGGCTGGATTAACTCTTTCAGGTCGTCCAGTGTTGCCGTGTGTGTAGTTCTGACGTTTATATCCTTTTTCTCTGCTCGCGCGTTGCGGCGTGACCACGAGTAGGATAAAATTACATCGGACATATTATAATTCCTTCAGCAAGTAATTTGGCCTCGGCGCTCTAACGTCGGGGCTTTCTTTTATTCCAGGTCTTCTAAAGTAGCGGTCATTCCGCGAACTTCAGCGACAGCACTATATTTCCCGCCGACATTTTTCACGACACCGGATTTAACCAACACCTTCAATGACCCTTCAATGATGGCGGAACTATAGTACTTAAAATAACTGCGGCGCAAGTCGATAACACTGCACGACCCTTTTTTACGTGTTAATGAAACGACCGCCGTAAATACGCGTGACTGGAACTCGGTCATTTCACGTTCTCCTTAATCCACGCTTCCACTTTCTCCGGGTCAAACGTACCTGGCTGCCGGCGGCCCATAATGCGGGTACAGCAATCAGGGAACTTCCCGCTCTTTAACCAGTTATTCAGCGTGCGACGAGTAACCCCGATGCGCTCTGCTACTTCATTCTGCGTCATTCTCAAACCCTCATTATCAGTTAACAAAATCGAGTATACATTGCGAATAATGGGAAATCAAACATAATCGCACCTATTGACATTATGAAAATCTTCGTTTAAGGTGCTTCTATATCTTAGTTACTTTGATTCTTGTTCACCTTGTAAACCCCGCCGAAAACGAGCGCCCAACGCGAAGTGTTAGGCGGCAGTTTACTGAACATAAGAATTATCGTAACTTTCCTTCCTTAATATCTCCGGTTGCCCTGGGCAAGCTCTATTCTCATCGGCAGCATATCTCTTAAGTAACTGATTTTCTTAATGTACCGTAGATTCACAACCGTAAAAATGTAACCCTTACCGGGCAGGCTTAAGGCCTGCCCTTTAGTTACCAAGTAATAAGAATAAAGGCACAACCCTACCTGAAGAATCACAACGGCAATGTAACTATTCTCTTGCACACCCCAACATAATAGGATACTATTCACTTATCGAAACGAGACATAAGGAATTCAGAAATGAACAAAGCGACCGCAAGCGTAGTTTCCGCAATCAAAGAAGTTTACGGCATCGATATTTCAGAGCGCGTAATTATCGGGAACAAACGCAACTTCTTTACGTTCGACACCGACGGAATGGATGAAAATGATTTTAACAACGTACAACGTTTCGCTAACGATAAAGGGCTTCGTAACGAGCCTGCGGGTTACAAGAAATTCGCTATCTACTTTAAATAAGACAGAGGAGTGAGGGTTATGTTTAAGAAGGGTCAGTTGGTTAGGGATAAAGTTAGCGGTGATTTATTCACTGTAATAGAGTCGAAGTTAATGTGGTTCGGTTTTGTAGAGGTTAATAGCGTAGCTGGGTTTGGTAAAGGGTTACTCCGTAAATGTGATTTAGAACTCATCGGCAACAATTTTAAATTCAAAGGGGCGAAGTGATGCAAATAATAATTACAGATAACACAGTTACCTACGAAAAAGGTGGCGACAATACTCTGGAGAGCATAGGCGTAAATATAGGTGACGTTTTTGATGTGCTTGGTACTGTATCGGGCGGCTGGTGGATTAAGGTTGGACGCAACAAAGTTCCGGTAACTAAGGCCGAAGCGGAAATATACACAACGGCATCGAATCATGATGCTCGTGCGGACGACTCTGAGGGAGGTTGCCGTAAATGAGAATTCGTATAACTGATATTGATTATGTGGACCCGCGCGATGGTGACAATTTGCCGCTTAGTTACTGTGGTGTTGCCCTCGGTGATGAGTTCGAGGTTATCCATGCAGGGACTGACATGTTCATTATTGAGTATGTAGCGGGGTATATGGTCGTGCACTCCTGTGAATGCGAAGTTCTGGAGGACTAAGTTATGAACCCATATAACCAATTTCGTTTGCGCCGTCTGATTGGTGGTCTGCGCGCAGCCGAGTTTGTTGTTAAATGCTGGGGGAAAGCTGAGATATCCTATAGACAGCCGTGGCATTTGGCTCACGCTAAGGCGGTAGCGCAGTACCGTGAGTACAAGTTAAACAGTTTCCTAAAGCACCATGGGGTCGAGTTATGAGAGAAGCATTCGAACGGTGGGCTGTCGTTGAGGGCCTACCTGTTAACAAGGGTTCGAAGAAAGAGTACCTGAACGTTAAGACGCGTCTCGCGTGGCGGGCGTGGAAAGCTGGTGTGTTGTTTATCGCGAATCAGAGGTGAGATATGGGTGAGTGGATTAAGTGCAGTGAGCGGATGCCAGGTGATTTTGAAGATGTGCTGGTTTCAGACGGGGTTGACGTTGAGGTGATGTGGTGGGATTGCGACGGTTTCTGGGATTGTTGGGCGCCGCGTAACTCAAATATCAGTAGTGAGGATGTTACCCACTGGATGCCGTTACCAGAGCCGCCATCGCTGGCGTAACAGGTGGTGTAACAGGTCAATAGTTTGGGATTTTACTGAGTGACTTACGCTGCTACACAGCAGCGTATCATTTTTCTCATTTTTGTTCTATTTCACCAAACGCAACAATCGAAGCGACTATTGCAGGAGATGCAACAATACAAACACCAATAAAATTTACTTGCACACTTATATAGAATAGGATACTATTCAGTTACACAAACGAGAGGAGAGGCAGAAGATGGTTACTTTGATGATTATGGAATTTGAAAACAGCACCGCAACTTATCGCGAGATGACTATGGTGCAGGCGTACCACCTGGCCTCAAACGGCAACTTCTACAAGGCTCAAATCATCAACGAGTTTGGGGTGATTGACTATGAATTTTAGAAGCTACACCGTTACCGTTGATTTTGAGGGGCTGGAATTGCCCCTCCCAAATAACTATCGGTATATAACCCGTGACCGTTTCGGATTTATCCAGGGGTGGAGGAACAAACCAACAGACACTGAGTTTGGGATGTCGGGCGGAGAAGAGATGCCGATCACTTTCGGGCATCAGAGTAGCAACGAAGAACTTAAAACGGTTATTCGTAAGTATCGCCGCCGCGGTAACACCGGCCTTATAGCGATAACAGGCGCTGTTGAATAAACGAGAGGAGAGACAGAAGATGAGTAGCAAAAACGAAGTATTCGAGTACCTGATTGACCAGTTACGGCAGCAGGTAACTAAGAAAGATGTCATATCTTTCAATGTGTCTGTGCGTATATCCGACCTTGATGATGTCAAGCAGGTAATTCACAACCTACAGCAGCATATCGCCGGTAAGGACGATGAAATACGAGCGCTGAAAGACAGTTTACGGCAGCAGGTAAATAACAGTCCGTACAAGCAACAGTGCGAAGACCTGGCGCATGAGGTGCAGTCACTCAAGAATCAGTTACGTGATGCGTCGGCGCGGATTAAGGAACTAACCTGTGCGCTGGATTGCGCTGAAAACGAGGTTATGTGTCTTCGTTCAATCGTTGACCTGGACCCTAAAGGCGCGATTGGGTACATCCGGCGGGCAAATAGTGCAATGACTGACATCCTGCGCCGCCAATACCTTAGCAAAGCACTTGAGGAACTCGGATGTAAGGATGCGCCAGAACAATCCGGTCGCAGAAAAGAAGATACTCAGGGATGCGGGCATGACTGGGTTCTGGATGAAAAAGGGGACTACTTCGTTTGTGCTAAATGCGGTGAGCAAGAAGCTGAATTAGTTGATTGCCGGCACACTAATACCGTAGGTTTGCGTAAAGGTTTCGCCCCAGGGTTTACTAAAAAGTGTCTGGATTGCGGGGCTAAACTTAAATGACCAGCATCCTCTTTATCTGGGTACTGTCCGGGGGCCAGATGCACCTCGCGGCAACAGAAACGTTTTATTCTATGGAGGCGTGCCAGTCAGCGGCACGCGCCGCAGAGAACGCGCACTTCCTGTTTCAGGGCGACAAGCCAAACGATTCAGAGGTACGTGCTATCTGCTCACCTAAGCGACTTGGTAAACAGGAGAAGTGATTATGGTACAGAGATATTCTAACAACGGTTTTTGTGTACCGGATGCCGACGGTAGATACGTCAAATACGAAGACTACGCGAAACTTGAAGCCGAGTTGCAGAAATACAAAGACCAGTTCCCGGGTTATGCCGAGTGCGCGAACTGTGGGTCAATTACACATGTGGAAGGGGTGGAGTGATGGTACAGAGATATGAGGTGAACGCGTGGGGCCGGCCAGAGCCTGAGATGGTTAAGTACGCATATGGGGATTATGTAGAATATGATGATTATCTTAAACTCGAAGCAAAATTACGTGAATTCGCTGAACAGGTAATGTATGAACCTTGTTCTAAAGTTACTGAAGAGATGGCGCGTGAGATTCTCGGTATATGAGCCTTGCAACTGACATCCTGAAACGAAGCGGCATTGCGCCGCTGTCGCCGAGAGCTAAAACGCAGATATACAAGCGACGTCGTAACGCGCTGTACCCTGAGATTCAGGCCAGACGCAAAGTAGTCCGCGCCTGTGGGTTCCAGAACGGGAAGGCCGTGAATCTCGGTGAGTTTAAAACAAAGGAACGCGCGGCAATCGCTAACCGGTTATTTAATTACTGGAAATCGCTGGGATACGATGATATTCCGACGAAACCACAGAGACGACAATACATCTGGAGACATAAATGACTACTATCGCGTTCGATGGAAAGACAATGGCCTGTGACACGCGTGTTGTGTGCGGAAGTAACTGCTACAACACAGACACAAAGATTTACGAGAATGAGTTTGTTGTTATTGGGGTGGCCGGAGATGCGGGGGTTGGTATCCTTTTAGTGAAGGACGACGGTATTCTTCGACCACAGCCCTACGACTTCGATTTCGAAGCCCTGGTGTTCGTGAAAGACACAGAAAAAGTGTATAAAGTCGCGTTTTATAAATCGTGGGATTGTGCGCTTAGTTCGGTTATCCCTGTTGCTGATGTGTACGCCGCCGTAGGGTCTGGCTCGCCATATGCCCCGGCGGCTATGTACTTAGGTCATACAGCGACACGTGCGATTACTGTAGCCTCCCAATTCGACACTAACACCGGAGGCAAGATTATTGTCAAACCGTTATTAGGATAATTCCTACACGTGGTATCCTCCAGTTACTGCATACTTAATACGCACCTGGAGGATTCATCTTGGATAAATTTACTGAAACAGTGACAGGCTGGCTTCTCGCTGCCGCGCTAGCCGGAGGGGTAATCGGACTACGACAACATAAGTCCGTTATTTCTGGCCCCATCGACGGCTTCTGCTTTATTGCAACTGGCTTCACTTGCGCCGTATTTGGCGCACCTCTGGCAGCTCAATGGTTCGGTATCACGGGTGACCGTGAAATCGCGGGCCTGGGCTTCATCATTGCCATTCTCTGGATGCCTATCTATTCCCGCCTTTCTGGCATCGTCGCCGGAGAATACATCGCACGTCGAGGAGGCCCGGATGAATGAGTTATTCTGGTTCGGCGGTATGCTGGCAATCGGAGGCACATCGCTGTTTAATGTATACCACTCCAGCGTTGACGACGGACTATTTGGTAGGGTGCTCTATATCCTGACCGCTATTGTCTGTGCCGCCGGATGTATCCACCTGTTACAGGGCAGCATGTCGCCCACGCTGCCAGAGACATTAATCACATTAGTTGCGCTGCGTCAGATTCGCCAGGCGTGGCTGGCATACGGAGGACATAAGCGTGTCTCGAAACATTTCAGATAATGGGCTGCATTTCACCGCCGCATTTGAGGGGTTCCGGGGAACTGCGTATCGCGCTACGCCGAACGAAAAGTACCTGACTATCGGGTACGGTCACTACGGCCCAGACGTAACACCCGGTAAGACCATCACACCGGGGCAGGGCCTCCTGTTACTGAATCGCGATATGGCTAAGGCCGTGGCTGCGGTTGATGCAGCAGCGCACCATTCGCTGACACAGGCGCAGTTCGACGCGGTGTGTGACCTGGTCTATAACGCGGGTGCTGGTGTGATTGGGGTTAATACTGGCACGGGTAAGGCGCTGCGTTCTGGTGATATTGCGACGCTGCGTGCTAAGCTGGCGCTGTTTATCAACCAGAACGGCAAACCGCTACTAGGCCTGCGTCGCCGTACTGCGGGTCGGCTGGCGCTGTTCGACGGTAAACCGTGGCAGGAGGCTGAGGCTATTGGGCGCGCGGTGAAAGGTTGACACCTAAGACCAATCCGACGATACTTAAATCACCTCCTGCTCCATCCCTCTGCTCTCCAGTTTTATCCCGGCCCTGACCCAGCCGGGATTTTTTTTTATCTATTTTCTGTAATGACTAGTTGACTATTACCTACGACCCTACTATATTTACTTCGCCGACAACGAGAACGGGGTAGAGAAGATGAAAATCACAGATACCGAAGCATTCAAAGACGCACAACTGATGGCACGCATCGCCGTTAGTAACCTGAGCAACAGCATTCCGGCGGACGCGTTCTGGTTCGCTGCGATGCAGACACTGAAAGCAGCTTATGCAGGAGAGAAGAAATGAAAGTTAAAGCCACTAAAATTCTCTGGTTAGCCGCCCTTGACTATGTCACAGAGGGTAAAGTGTATGATGTATACAACCCGACAGCTACTGGTTTCGGTTATATAGTATCCGACGACGACTGCGATATTTTCATAGACTTTGGTAACGATGATGGTGACGGTTTCCATGGCGTTAAATGGGAGATTGTAGAATGAGCGAACAAGGCCCAGTAAGCCAGCCGTTACGAGTAGGTCGTAAAGTCAGTAACGTCCCGTTCCCGACACGCGAGGAACTGATGAAACGCAACAGTTTCCCGGGGCCGGACAAGAACAAGTATCTCAATCGCATGTGGGGAGAGCGTAAAAATGACTGACCGCGAATACGAAAAGATGATGGTAGAGGCTGTTAACGGCGGCGTAGACATCGGACACGTTATGTACGTCCTGAATACTAAAATCGCGGTAGCCGAGCAAATGGTGGAGTCGCTTTATGAGACACGCCGTGAACTGATTAACCGCTTCAACCTGAACAAGGGGCGCGCTATTTCTGACGATTTTGATGGGGATTACCGAAATGGTGATTTTTATGAGGGAGCCGAATAATGCCTAAAATCACAATTGCATCACTCGAGCGCCGTATTCTGGTGCTTGAGTCGGAGAAGCAGACGTTAGGCGGACAACTGTCAATTAACGGCGAGTTTCAACTGGAGGCGTTTAAAGAGCTTCTGGCTATTAAGGCCCAAGAACCGAACGTGTACGCGGGGTTGTTCGTCGGTGAAGATAGTTCTTCTCTGGCTTACTACAACACGGCAACCGCAGCTTCAAAGGATGGGGCGGATGTAATAATCCCTCTGTATGACAATGTTGTTGGGCCAGAAGATGAAAGAGCCTGAGCCAGTAGTTATCGATGGCGTCCTGTGGAAACCTTACGCGGTTAACCACATCGACGCCGACGGGAAGAAGTTCAGCTTCTACATTTTTGCAATCAGCCGCGAGCACGCCGCCTGTGTGGTAAACGATATACGAGAAACGGCGTGGCTTGGTGATGAGATAGTGGGGTGAGAGTATGAGTCTCGAGGTGGTTATCGGTCTGGTGGGTCTTAGTTACTTCGTTGGGCTATTGGTTGGGTTTCTGTGGGGTAGATACTAATGGCACGCACTGTTGCATCGAGATTCACTGATATTGAATCTGCGATAGAAGAAGCTGTTTATAGCAAATTCTGTAACCCCTCTGCGACACATAACTACGGGGTTATCATTAAATACGGCAAGTTTGAAATCAGGAGAGTGCGCGCCGATCGTCCGCACGAGTTTTTATGGACCACAGAAAGCCTAGTCCCGCGGTGCCACGTTTACACAAGTGGCGCGCACACTATTTTTGTGGACATCACTAAGAAAGACATTACTGTCACTAAAGGAGAGACAAATTGATTACCAGCATCCCTAAACTGATTGAAGAGTATGGAAATATGTCTGAGCCCTGCCGACAAACCGGCATCTGCGAAATGACAATTGCGAAGTACAGCAAAGACGTGAATTGCGAGCGCCACGTAATTTATAACAACCGTCTTATGACGCACGTTAAGACAAGTCCGGTGTTATTCACGCGCCGTGGTATCACTAAAACTGAGCAACGCATTGCTAAAGAGGAGAGCGGGGGATGATTGATATTTTGAAAGTTACAAATGCCGTTGGCTGCCTGGTGTTTTGGTTGGCGTTTCTCGGTGTGCTGATAAAACAACCGACTTTGTTTAACAGTCTTCCTAGTTATCTGTGGTGGCCTATGTTTTTAGGCATGGTTGTATCAGGCGTGGCGGGCATCCTTTTGTGGTTTTTCAAATGAGATTACTAATAATACCTAACGCCTGGGTTATCGCTGTAGCTAACGACCATTACGGTGGCGACGGTAAAAGAGCACAACGACACGGCCTATATAACTGATTGGAGAGTGAAAAATGATTGAATTTGATGATGTTTTATTTGAGAAATATAACGGAAGGGTGTTTTTGACTGTGATGTACGGTGTTTACTCAAAGTCCTTTGACGGGTTTTCGAAAGCAGATTGTATAAATCAACTACTATCGTGGGTCGCAAGACGCAAATAACCAATAACAAGCCCTCTACGGAGGGCTTTTCTGTACATCCCACCCAATCCACTTATATAATCCCTTTAGACGCGTAGGGCGCGTCTGGTGCGCTCTGATGGTCAGACGCATATGCAAGGGGATTCTATGAAGCTGAAACTCAAGCAGCCATCGCCAGAGGTGGTGCAAGCTGCACATGAAGAAGCTGTTAGCGCAAACCGCCGACGTAAAAGACCGCGTGGCAAACAGAGCCTTTATCAATCATCCCGTAATTCCGCCGCGTTGTGGGACCCGGACTATTGCGACGCGTTAATCGAATTCTTCGACCGCACGTCATGGGAGCTTGTGCCCACGTCTAAGGGTGACGAACGCCCACTGATTCAGGATAAACCACCGTCACTGGCCCGCTTCGCCTTACACATCGGCGTCACTATCCCGATTATTAAGCTGTGGTTGCGCGAGATTCCTGCATTTGCAGAAGCCTGGGAGACAGCACAGGCGCTGGAAGAGGCGTACTTCACCGAGACCGGGGCCGCGGGTATATCTGCTACGTTTGCCGCGGCTAAGCTGGGGCTGAATAAGAAAGAAGAATCGACTGGCGAGGGTTCCGAACCTATCGAGATTCGTTTCGTTAAAGCTGTTAAACCGGGGGGGTGAGTAATGGATATCCCATTAACAGAACCCCAACAGGACTTTGTATTCAGTACAAAAACACATCCGGCTATTGTCGCAGGACTGGGGGCGGGTAAGTCCCGCGCGGCAACGATGCGCCTTTTGTATCTTATGTTGCGTGAGCGCGGGATAAACACCCTGTACACCATGCCTACGTATGACCTGTTGAAGCTGCGCGCCATCCCTGGTGTGGTTGATGACCTGAATATGATGGGGCTTAAGTACGACCTCAACAAATCAGAATACAGTATCCACGTTAAGGGGTACGGTACTATGTTTTTCAGGTCATACGACAACCCGAACCGCCTAATCGCTTTTGAAGTAGCCCATTCTGTCGCCGATGAACTTGACGTTCTTACTAAAGAACAGGCGTCTCTGGTGTGGCGTAAAATTTCAGAGCGTACCCGACAGCCTTGCAGAGGGGGTAACAGTATTGCTGCTGTGACTACACCTGACCAGGGATTCTCTGGATTTGTGTATGACTATTGGGTTACTAACGCTGACAGTTCTACGGAACTGATTAAGGCGTCTACATTGTCGAACCCATATTTACCTGAAGGCTACGTCGAACAGATACGCAGGAACTACGACGCGGCTTTGGCTGATATGTATATCAACGGTGAATTTGTCAGTTTGACGGCCAATAAGGTGTATCACTATTTCAAACGAAGCACACACGACTCCACTCGCACCTTGCAGAACGGAGACGCTCTGCACATAGGGTTGGACTTTAATATAGGCGGATGTTGCGCCACTGTGAGCGTTATCGAAGACGGCAACCCGACGGTTGTTGATGAGTTTGTCAGCCATAATACCGACGACTTCGTCAATAATGTCAGGATACGGTATCCAGGCCATACGGTTACGGTTTACCCTGACGCCTCTGGTCGCTCAGGCCACACTAACGCATCATTATCCGACATAGGTATCATCGAAAAAGCCGGCTTACGTGTTAACGCTCCAAGTAAGAACCCATTCGTTAAAGACAGAATAAACGCGGTTAACGCTCTTTTGTCACATAGCCGTTTGAGGGTTAACACTTCAAAATGCCCTAAATTAACGCAGTCACTGGAGACGCAGGGGTATAACGATAATGGCGAACCGGAGAAGTTTAAAACTCACCCCGCTATCGACGACTGGAACGACAGTTTAGGTTATTGTATGCATAGGTTGTTCCCTGTGGTCCGCCCTGTTATCAGTACACCAGTTCGTTTCGCACTTTAAGAGGATTATTCAATGTTAACTATGAACGGTCAGAATCAGGGTGTTAAGACCAAACACCGGGAATGGCTGCATCACTTCGATAAATGGCAGAAGGTGCGACACGCCCTAGAGGGTGACCTTATTCGCTATCTCCGTAATGTTGGGAAGAACGAGCCTGACCCGGCCTACGCAGCACAGCGCCAGGAAGAATACGAGAACGGTGCTATTTGCTACAACTTCACTAAACGTACCCTGGCAGGGATGGTCGGTAGTGTCATGCGCAAAGACCCTGAGCAGATTATCCCACCTGAACTGGAGTACCTGTTACATAACGCTGATGGTTCCGGTGTCGGTCTGTGGCAGCACGCGCAGGATACGCTGATGGAGATTGACTCAGTGGGTCGTGGCGGGTTGCTGGTGGACGCGCCGGAGACAGCCGCGGCAACTGCGGCAGAACAGAACGCAGGGTTATTAAACCCGGTCATCGCATTCTACACCGCAGAGAACATCATCAACTGGCGACTGACACGCATCGGTTCAGTTAACCGCGTGACGATGGTCGTGCTGCGTGAGGTATGGGAATACTCAGAACCGGGCGCAGAGTTCGAAACAAAGTTCGGCGAGCAATACCGTGTCCTTGACCTGATTGACGGTCGCTACCGTCAGCGCATTTACCGCTTCGATGCCGAAGGTGGTGCTCAGGGTGGAGTAATCGAAATCTTCCCGAAACTAGGCGAACAGTTACGCGGCAAAATCCCGTTCACGTTCATTGGGGCGAGCAACAACGACGCCACTATCGACGATGCACCTTTGCTACCGTTGGCCGAGCTAAACATAGGGCACTTCAGAAATTCGGCTGATGTGGAAGAGGCCAGCTTTATAGTAGGCCAACCGACACTGTTCATTGCCCCCGGCGAGAATATGAGCATGGAGCAATGGAAAGAAGCCAACCCCCACGGCATCCGCATGGGGTCGCGTTCAGGGCATAACATCGGCTCCGGTGGCAATGCGTTTCTGGTTCAGGCGGCGGAAACTAACCTCGCCAAGCAGAACATGCTGGATAAAGAGAATCAGGCCATCCAGATTGGCGCGCAGCTTATTACTCCGACGCAGCAAATCACCGCAGAATCGGCCCGCCTGCAACGCGGCGCTGATACGTCAGTTATGGCGACAATCGCACGTAACGTAAGCATGGCGTATACCGATGCATTGCGCTGGGTGGCTGCGATGCTTGGATTGCGCGAGGGAACAGAGATTGAGTTCAAACTGAACATGGAGTTCTTCCTGCAGCCCATGACCGCTCAGGACCGTGCACAGTGGATGGCGGATATCAACGCTGGCCTGTTACCGGCTACTGCTTATTACGCGGCATTGCGTAAGGCGGGGGTGACTGACTGGACCGACGAGGATATCCAGAACGCTATCGAAGACGCGCCGCTGCCGTTAAGTGCTGTTACTCAGGTGGCAGGAGAGATTCCGCAGTCGGCGCAGCAACAACAGGAAGCCGCCCAGTAGTAAGTTCACATATAGCCCCGAAAGGGGCTTTCTTATAGTATGCTATTAACTTTAGCACCACAGGGTTTATCTATGAGCTTACTTACATCCCTAATCAGCCACCAGATTTGGCTGCAACGCACCGCATCCGGTGAAGTGAAAGACCTCGCACCGTTCATTAAGGAGATGCGGGACGAAATCAAACGGCAGGTGCTGCTGTTTGGTGACGACGGGCGCAGCACTGCGCGACTGAATAAACTGTTACGCGACCTCGAAGAAGCACTGACAGGACTTACTGGTGACTGGCAAACAAAGCTGACAGAAGACCTCAAGGAACTGGCGGCGTATGAGGCCGAGTGGAACGCAAAGACCCTTACCGCCAACGTGAATGCGGAATTTGTTACACCTACCGCCGAACAGGTGTGGGCTGCCGCTGAGTTTCAACCCTTATCGTTAAGCGACAAGCCTGTTGACTTCACGAAGCTGATGTCGGGCTGGGGCGAAACCGAAGTCGCGCGCCTTGTAACCGGCGTTAAGATGGGCTTTGTACAAGGCCAAACCACACGGCAGATTGTTAAGAATGTCGTAGGCGCTGGTGGCCTGGCCGACATCTCTGAACGTAACGCTGCGACGGTAATCCGCACCGCGCTATCTCACGTGTCCAACGAAGCCCGTAACGAGACGTACCGCCAGAACGCCGACATCATCGGGAAGTACGAGTGGGTGTCAACATTGGACAGCCGTACCAGTACGATTTGCAGAGCCAGAGACGGAATGACGTGGGAAATTGGTAAAGGGCCGATGCCCCCCGCCCATCCGAATTGCCGGTCGTGCACGGCTCCGGTAATCAGTTCAGAGTTCGACTTCCTCGATAAAGGCGCAAAGCGCGCGGCTAAAGGTGCGGACGGCGGCACTCAGGTAAGCGCGGACACCACTTACTACGAGTTCCTTAAACAACAACCGGCGTGGTTTCAGGATGAAGCGCTCGGCCCGGTGCGGGGTAAGATTTTCCGTAACAGCGGTATATCGCCGGAAGAGTTTCGCGTAATATCTGTAGATGGTTTCGGGAATCCGCTCACGCTTAAGCAGATGGCGGAACTCGATAAACGTGTTGCTGATTATCTGAAAGGGGGTTAATGATGGGCTTTTTCAAAGTAACTGATGTTCCGTCGCGTCGCGTAGTCCAGTACGCCCGCGTGTCTGGCTCCGGTGAGAACGTGGTGTTTATTGAGGATGAAAGTGTACTAGGTACACCAGTAGACGATATGCCGTTTGCGGACAAGACCGGTATTTCGCTACCTGCGGCGGGTATGCTTTACGAGATTCCGTATCTGGCGGATGTGGGCGATGTGTATTTCTCAGTGCAACCGCAGGACACTGAACTGGCGGACGGAAGCGCAACTATCACTGTCGATGTTAAGGCAGGCAAAGCACCCTATGCTTTGACATGGTACAAAGACGGCAAGGAAGTGGTCAACGCCCCGGAAGAGGCTTTGTCTCTGACGGTTAATGCAGCCGGCGAATACTTCGTTAAAGTCGCCGATGCCGACGGCGTGGAGGCGGTAAGCAAAGCGGCGAAGGTTACTAAGCCAGAATGATAAAAGGCCCCATAATGGGGCCTTAGTTTTGCGCTAACTCAGCCTTTCGATTATAAGTTCAGCCAGTGCAACAGCTTCATTCGCGTCAAAGACGGCATAACCATCGCCAATATCCATTTGGCAACCATCAATGCCAAAGAAATCTATTCTGCAATCACGGCCATCTGAATCCTGAAACTCCGCAACAACATTACCAATTTCGTCACGTTTTATTTTAAACATTTGAGACCTCTGTTAGCGATAGACTGTACCGACACTAAAACCATTGACCATTGTAGGGTTCTGCATCAGACCTTTGTTTACTTTTGCTTCCCATACTGTGGGGGTAATCACTACATCACAACGTTTGAACGACTTCTTCAGAATTGCTGCAAATCTTTTAGCAGCCGATTCGGATTTGCAAGTAACTGAAACATAGATTCTGTCCAGACCAAAAACCGTAATTTCGTGGTAAGCAATGCCGGATTTCACCAAAGTTTCTTTAATAGCAGCTTTATCTGCCGGTGTCATCATTTAAGCACCTCCCGTTTAAGTTATCCGAATAGTACCCTATTATATTGGGGTATGCAAGCGCGAACACCAACTATTCCAGTTATTCCGCTCAATTGTAGATGTTGGAATAAACTATTCGAATAGTTGACTTTTCACTGAAAATATGATAAGCTCCACCTGAGCTTGTGAAGTATGAACAAGCGACCGCGGCGCGGGCAGGTAACGGAGCGGGACGTAAGTCCTGAGTGTAGTTACG